AAAATGAAATACAAGTTAAAAATGCACCAGGTCGTGCATTTAGAGTTGCTGCAAAAGCAGGTACAGCTGATGGTGGTAGAAATAGTTGCTTTATAGCTGATGAAATCCACGAGTGGAACAATATTAACTTAGAACGTGTGCATTATGTATTATCAAACAATACAGCTAAACGTAAAGACGGATTAGTGCTAAATATTACAACTGCTGGTCACGATATGGATAGTATGGCAGGTCGTATGTATCAGCGTGGCTTATTAAAAGAAGCTGGTAAACAAGATGATCCTGAATTTTATTTTAAATGGATTGGTGCAAAAGAAGAAGATAACCCAAGTGATGAAAAGATTTGGGAAAAAGTAAATCCAGCTATACCTAACGATTGGTGGCCAATAGAAAACCTTAGACGTAGGCATAAATCATTACCAATTAATGAATTTCAACGTTATCACTTAAATCAATGGACAAGAACAGAAGAAGAAAGCTGGATAGAAATAGAACAATGGTTAGCGTGTCAAGATGAACAATTAGAACTAGAACCAGGACTTGATTTGTTTGTAGGTGTTGATATGGCACTAAGGCACGATAGCGTTGCAATAGTTTATGGTCAAAAAGATGACAATGAAATAATTAATATGATGTCAAAAGTATGGCTACCAAATGATGAAAACTTTATGGATTACCAAGAAATAGAAGCATTTATTGTTTCGCTAATGAAAGACTACAAAGTTAAAGAAGTAGCATACGACCCAGCATTTTTTGAACGTTCAGCACAAGTTTTATTAGATCGTGGCGTTCCAATGGTAAACTTCCCACAGACACATAGCCGTATGATACCAGCTTGTGGCAACGCTTATGATTTAATTGCAAACACAAAAGTAAGACACAATGGCGACCCAACATTTACCGACCAAGTAATGTCAGCAGCACAAAGAACTACTGATATGGGTTGGCGTTTATCAAAGGGTAGAAGTAAAAGAAAGATTGACGCTGCAATAGCTATGGTTATTATGCTTGACCGTATAACTGCACCTGATCCATTAGATGATGAACCAAAAGTTGCAATAATTAATTTATGAAATTATACAATGGCGATTGTTTAGAAATTATGCAAAATATACCAGATAATTCTATTGACTTTATTTTAACTGATCCACCTTATGGCACAACTGCTTGTAAATGGGATTTTGTAATACCTTATGAGCCAATGTGGGCAGAGCTTAAAAGAATTAGAAAAGATAATGCTGCAATTGCTTTATTTGGCACAGAGCCATTTAGTAGCCATTTAAGATTAAGTAATTTAGATGAATACAAATATGATTGGATTTGGGAAAAAAATAGACCAACAGGACTTCTTAATTCAAAACATCAGCCAATGAGAAATACAGAATTAATTTCAATATTTTATAAAAAAATTGGTAAGTATTATCCAATTAAAGAACAAAGATTAAATTACAATAATAAAAAAATGACATATAAAAATTACAGTAAAGGTAATAAAGTTTATGGTAAACATACAGATACTACAAAAAAAATAGCTGATAAATTAAGATACCCAACAACTTTAAAATTTTTTAAAACTGATGAAAATAGAAAACATTCAACACAAAAACCAACAGATTTACTTGAATATCTAATAAAAACATACACTTTAGAAAATGAAGTAGTTTTAGACTTTACAATGGGATCAGGAAGCACAGGTGTAGCTTGTGTTAATACTAATAGAGATTTTATTGGAATTGAATTAGATAAGGAATATTATAATATAGCAAAGGAAAGGATAGATGAAAAACTATATAACAACACTAACTGAAGTACTAGGTGCAACACTTATAATTTATGGAGTATATACAATTAATGTATCACTTGCGTTTGTAATAGCTGGTGCATTTATGATATTAGGAAGTTATTTAACAGTTAGATGAGTTTATTCAAAAGAGTAGAAAACAGGGACGCAGCATTAGGCAACCTAGTTGATTTATTAGCGTTGCGTGAGGGTGGCTTGTATAACTATACAGGCGAAAAAGTCAATGAAATGTCAGCACTTGGTATTTCAACAGTATTTAGTGCAATATCGTTAATTGCTGATAGTATCGCATTACTTCCAGTAAAAACACTTCGTTATGACGGTCAAAAAACAATTTATACTGAAAAACCTAAATTTTTAGAAAAACCAAACGTTGGTCTTGATTTAACAATGTTTTCATTATTACATCAAACAATTACTTCATTAGCTATGCACGGCAACGCATTTATTTTAGTTGATAAAGATAGACAAGGCAGACCAATACAACTTACACCAGTACACCCAGAGAAAGTAAAAGTTGAAATGGATAATGGTATGAAAATTTATATGCTTATGAGTAAAAAAGGTTCATTTGAACGAAAGATTACATCAGACAATATGTTACATTTTGTTTGGTATTCTTATCCAGGTAATTTAATTGGTGTAAGTCCATTACGTACTAACTCAAACACTTATGGATTGGCTTTAGCTATGGAAAGACACATAGCACAGTTTTATGGTCAAGGTGGTACACCAAGTTCAGTACTTGAAACAGATAGAGATTTAACAGCTGAACAAGCAAGTGTGTTAAAGGAAACTTGGATAATGAACCACAATAGAAATAGAAAACCAGCTGTATTAACAGGTGGCTTAAAATGGAAAGCAATTAGTGCTTCTGCTGGTTCAGAATTAATTGACGCAAGAGAACAAATTGTAAATGAAATAGCAAGAGTGTTTAGAATACCAGCACATTTATTGTTATCTAAAGACGCTTCAAATGTTTATAGCAATATTGAAAGTAATGGATTAGCTTTTATTAGACATACATTATTGCCGTGGATTAGACGTATTGAAGATGGTTTAAGCTCTTTACTACCAGGTAAGCAATTTGTTAAATTAGATACAGATGAATATAGCCGTGGCGACCAATTAAGCCGTGTTAGATCATATCAAGTTGCAATTAGTTCTGGAATTATGACACCAAATGAAGCTAGGTCAAAAATGGACTTAGAACCGTACGAGGGTGGCGACAAATTCTATATAGGATTACAAGGTGCTTTAATTGATCCATTAATAACACCACAAGGCGTAGATCAACACGACCCAACAAACGAGTTACCAAATGATTAGTGAAGCTATTTCAGTAAGCACAACTGTTGCAACAAAAATATTAGATAAACAAAATTTTGAACAGCATATATACGTTCATAATAACCACTCAAATAAAATGTATTTAGGTGGAAGTGATGTAACTTCAGCAAATGGTTTACATTTAGACAATGGCGAATTAATAGAAATACGTGTACCACAAGATAACGAACTTTACGCTAAAAGCGAGGGTACAACAGGAAATATATCAATTTTAAGGCCAGACTAATGCCATACGAAATACAAATGGATAATCCTGATTGTAAAGGACACGCAGTAGTAAAACTAGATGATGGTCGTATTATGGGTTGCCACGAAACACACGAAGAAGCTGAAGCACAATTACAAGCTATTTTAATTAACGAAGCTAAACAAAAAGAAGAAAACAGTTTAGATCAAGACGCAGAATTAAGGCAAGTTGATAGAACACCACCTAAATTTATGCAAGAAAATGCACAACGTGGTTTAGATAATCTTAATAAGGCAGGGGACGGACTTACTGAAAAAACAAAACGTGAAGCAAGGCAAATGGCAAATGGCGAACAAATTAGCATAGATAAAATAGTTCGTATTGCAGCGTGGCATAAAAGACATTTAAGCGATTTGGATAGAGAAAAAACAAATCCAAATGATCCTAAAACTTGGGTTGCTAGTGATGTCGCATTTTTATTATGGGGTTCTAATCCGTGGTCAGCACCAATGAAAGCAGCTGATTGGGCAGATAGAAAAATTGCACAACTTGTTAGCGAGGGCGAATTAGAACCTAGAAAAGAAAAAAAGAAAAAAAGGGAGTTTAGATTAATGGATAAATTTGACAAAGTAATTTCTATATCACAAACGCTTAGTATGCAGAAAAGAAATACTATTCTAAAAACAATGGAAAGACAAACTGAAAATAGAAGTTTTACATTTAGTGCAGTAGAGCAAAGAAGCGAAGATAATACAGATACTTTATTATTTACAGGATATGCTTCAGTATTTAATAAACCTTATGGCGTTTACGATAGCCGTGGACAATACAATGAAACAATTAAACCTGGTGCTTTCAAAAAGACTTTATTAGAACAAGATGACGTTAGATTTTTAGTTAATCACGACGGCATACCATTGGCAAGAACATCATCAGGTACATTACAACTAGAAGAAGATGATTACGGTTTATTTGTACGTGCTGAACTTGATCCATCAAACCCAACAGTTGCAGAAGTTGCTTCAGCTATGAAACGTGGCGACTTAAACGAAATGTCATTTGCTTTTGCAGCTATTAAAGATAATTTTGATGTTAGTGGCGAAAATAGGGAAGTAAACGAAGCAAGATTATTTGATGTATCAGTAGTAACATATCCAGCTAATCCGTGGGCAGGTGCAAAACTACGTGGCGTTGAATTAGAAAACCTACATAAAGAATTAGTAGAAGCTAGAAGTGGCGAAAAAGCTGCTGAAGTTTTAGAAAGTTTTATTAACAAAGTTGCTGAAAGTAATGACGTTGATAAAAAGCGAAGTAATCCTAAAGTTGATTTGTTAAAAATGAAACTTGAAAGGGACGGTATTCGCTAAAGACGTATAGCCGTGGTTATAGCCGTGTATCACACTTAACTACCACACTCTACGCAGAAGTATAAGAAATAAACACAAGGAAAATAACATTGAAAAAGTTAATTGAAGCTAGAGAAGCAAAAGTAGCTGAACTTGACGGTCTTGTTTCAGAACTTGATGAAATGGAAGCTGGGGAAGATTTTGACAAGAAATTTGCAAGATCAAACGAACTTCACGCTGAAATCAAAGCTATGAACGAAAAGATTGAAGAAGCAAGAGAAGCTGCTGAAACTTTAAAAGCAGTAAAAGAAAGCCGTAAGGCACTTGGTGTTGAAGATGATGACTTAGGCGAAAAAGAAGCTGTTGTAGAAGTCAGCGAACCAGATATGTATAGAAAGGGTGGAAACCACTCTTTTATTGCAGACGCATACGCTGCTAGACGTGGCGACTTTAAAGCACAAGAAAGATTAAACAAACACCAAGAATTTGAAGCTAGAGATGTTGGAACTGGTGCATTTACTGGATTGGTCGTACCACAGTATATGATTGACGAGTTCGCACCTATTGCAAGAGCAGGTTCTGCATTTTATAATGCTGTTCCTAAAAAAGCATTACCAGCATTTGGTAACAAAATAGAAATATCAAGAATAACAACTGGATCAGCAGCAGCCGAACAGGCTTCTGAAAATTCAGCTGTACAAGAAACCAATATGGACGATACCTTATTGACCGTTAATGTAGATACAATCGCAGGTCAGCAAGATGTTTCAAGACAAGCACTTGAAAGAGGTGGGCAACCAGGTTTCAACTTGGAAAACATTATCTTCCAAGACTTGGTAGCAGCTTATTACACAAAACTTGATAACTTAATGCTTAATGGTTCTGGTTCATCAGGACAACCACTAGGTATTGCTTCAGTTTCAGGTGTTAATGAAACAACTTACACAGACGCAAGTCCAACAGTTGGCGAATTATATCCTAAACTTGCAGATCAAGTTCAAGAAATCAACAGCAACAGATTTGCACCACCAACAGCATTTATTATGCACCCAAGACGTTGGGGTTTCATTTGTGCAGGTGTTGATAGTTCAAACAGACCATTAGTTGTACCTACAGGTAATGCACCACAAAATGCAATCGGTGTAGGCGAAGCAGCTAAATATGGTAATGTCGTTGGAAACTTATTAGGTATTCCAGTTATTACAGACGCTAACGTTGTAACAAACGCAGGTGCAGGTACTAACGAGGATCAAATATACTTAGTTAAAGCTGATGACCATATTTTGTTTGAAGATAACATCTTCCAGCTTAAATTTGAGGAAACAAACGCAGGTTCATTAACAACTAAATTAGTTGTTTATGGATATGTCGCTTTTGCTTCTGGTAGATACCCACTAGGTATTTCAAAGATGAGTGGAACAGGATTGGTAACACCAACCTTTTAATTAAAATTGTAGTCTTGGTGTGTCAGGCAACTGATACACCAAACTGCATACAGAAAGTAAAATTATGGCAGATAAAAAATTAATAGAAGCATTAAAAAAAGAATTAAAACATTACGAGATTTATGGCAAAGCAGATCGTGCTGAAGAAGTTAAAAAAGCTATTAAAGAAGCTGGTGGTAGCATTGAAAATAAAAGTGCGAAACCTAAAGCTGAAAAAAAAGTAGTTAAAAAAGACAAGTAGGATTAATGCCAAAACATCAGAGTAAGAAAATGAAAGGTAATACTGGTAAAGGTCGTAAAGGTAGGTAATCTTTATGGCAATTACAAATGGTTACTGTACACAAAATGAATTAAAGACGTTTGTTGGCATACCTACAAGCGATACAGCTGATGATACTTTAATTGATGACGCAGTAAACGCAGCTAGTCGTCAAATAGACGCTTTTTGTGGCAGATATTTTTACGCTGATGGATCAGCTACTGCACGAAAGTTTTTTGTAAACGATTTATACCGATTACGTGTAGATGACATTTCAACAACTACAGGACTTGTAGTTAAATATGATGACGATGATGACGGCACATACGAAATAACAGTATCATCTAGTCAATACCAGGTACTTCCAATAAATGGCATTGTTGATGGTATTAAAGGAAATCCATATTATATTATTGAACTTATTAGTGATGGCAATAACGAATGGCCAATGGATTATTCAAGCAATAGACCACGTGCTGAAATAACTGCGAATTGGGGTTGGCCAAGTGTACCAAGTCAAATTAAACAAGCTACATTAATGTTAGCTAGTGAATTATTTGCTATGCGTAATGCACCACTTGGTGTTGCTGGTGTTGGGGATTTTGGCGTAGTAAATATTCAACAAAATAGAGAAATTACACGACTAATAGCACCATTTCGTAAAGGCACAGTTTTAGGGGTTGCTTAATGGCAACACTATCAGAAATACGTGATGGTCTTAAAACAACTGTAGGCACAATAAGTGGACTACGTTGTTACGATACAATACCAGATAACGCAATAAACTTCCCAGTTGCAATATTTATACCTACAGGAATTGATTTTGATTTAGCTATGCAAAGGGGAACAGATTTATATACTTTTGATATGTTAGTTGCAGTACAACGTGCAGATAGTAGAACTGCACAAGATAAACTAGACGCTTTTATTACAGGAAGTGGTTCATCAAGCATACGACAAGTAATATATAACAATAGAAGTTTAGGTTTAAGTGAAACAGACGCAAGAATTACTAATATGACCAATTATGCAGCTGATGTAAACCTAAATGGCATTGATGGTATAGGTGCTACATTAAACATAGAAGTTTATACGAAAGGATCAAGTTAATGGCAAAGTTTAAGATTATTGGTAATAAAAAAGTTATGGGTAAAGAAAAAGGCGATACAATAACTATTGATGATGAAAATGTTGCTAAGTCATTAATAAAGGGTGGTCATATAGAACCTATTACTATTAAAGAAAAACCTAGAAAGAAAAAAGAAAAATAAATGGCTAAATTTGTATTTAATGACGGAAAAATATTTAGTGGTGGTTATAATTTATCAGACCACATAACAAGTGTAAATTTAGAAATTAACGCTGAAGAATTAGACGCTACGGTAATAAATAGTGGTGGTTTTAGGGAAGTATTGGGTGGTTTGAAAGATAGCAGTATTTCAATGGACGGTTTTTTTGAAGCTGGTTCAGAAAAACCAGACGCATTACTTGGTGCTTCTATAGGTAATGAATTAATCGTTACAACAGTTCCAGACGCAGGTGTAGGCAATACAGCATACTTTATGAAGTCCAGGTTATTTAGTTATTCAATGTTTGGTACTATAGGCGAGATTGCACCATTTAGTATTTCTAAATCACAATCATCAGATAAAGTAGTTCAAGGCAAAGTAGAAATAGATAGTGATTTAACTGCTACTGGTAATTCATCAGGAATACAATTAGGTTCAGTTGGTGCAAGTGAAAAGATATATGTAGCGATACATTGTTACGCAGTTAGTGGAACATCAACACCAACAGTTACTTTTAAATTGCAATCAGATGACAACGCTAGTTTTACAAGTCCAACAGACCAAATAACATTTACAGATATAACTGCAATAGGTGCAGATTTTCAAAGTTTAGCTGGATTAATTACAGATGACTATTGGCGATTAAGTTACACAATATCAGGAACTACACCTAGTTTTTCAATACACGCAACAATCGGAATAGAATAACACACACAACTTAACTTCTTTACTAAACTATAAAATTAGACTTGAAAGGAGTTTACATTGGCAAAATTTGTTTTAACAGACGCTAGTGTAACCTTGAATAGCGTTGATCTATCAGACCACGTTTCAAGTGTTACGTTAGAAATTACAGCTGAAGAAATAACGACTACGGCTATGGGTTCAACATTTGTTGAAAGAACAGGTGGTTTAAAAAGTGGAAATTTATCTATTGAATTTCAACAAGATTTCGCAGCTTCAGAAGTAGACGCTACATTATGGCCATTGTTAGGTTCAACTACAGCTTTTGTTGTTAAACCAACATCAAGTGCTGTAAGTTCAACTAACCCAAGTTATTCTGGTAATGTGCTTGTAACCCAACATATACCAGTTGCTAACGGAGTAGGCGAACTTGCAACAATGTCCATATCGTTCCCAACTTCTGGAACTATCAGCAGAAACGTTTCCTAATGGGAAATATGATTGTCGTTATGCAAGACGGCAAGAAATATGAAATTAAAATTAAACCAGCTGATATTGTACAGTTTGAACGCAAATTTAACGTACCAGTATCAAGGCTAAATGAAGAACAACGTTATGAGTGGTTATTATATTTGGCGTGGCTTGGTGCTAAACGAAATGGTGTTACTGAAGATTATGACACCTGGATTAATTTAGTTGAAGAATTAGACATATCAGGATCAAGTGATAATTTAAAAGGATAAACGGATTTATTGACTTAATTGCAACCATAGCAATAGAAACAGGGATAAGTCCACAAGACATAGCAGAACTTGATATGGAAATGTTTGACGCTTTAGTTAGGGTTATAAACAAAAAGTACGAAAGATAATATGGCATTTAAAAAGACCGATTTAGCAATAGACAATAGCGAAGTTAGAGAACTTGTTAAAGAATTAAAACAATATGGTAAAACAGATGTTTTAAAAACACTTGCTAAATTTCACAGAGAACTTGCCAAAGAACAATTATCACAAAGCCGTACTTTAGCTAGAAAACAACCAGTACCACAAGCTAATAAATCAGCTATGGGTTTTACTGCTTCAGGAACTAGAACAGAAGCAAAAATTAATATAAAAACAACAGATCGCTATCCATCAGCATTGTCTATGGAATTTGGTCGTAGGTTTCAATATGTACCAGTTCGTGGTGGAAAGACAAGGGCAATAACTGCTGCTGAAGTAGGTAGATTACCACATTCAAGACCAGGTGCTAAGTTCCCATATAGAAAATGGATTGGCAACGCAAGGGATCGTGGCGATAGTACATTTACTAAACTAGGTAATCAAGGTTATGTAGTTGGTAAAACTATTGCACGTAATCAAGATGAAATACTTGAAAGTTACAATGATAAAATGTACGAAGCATTAGTAAAGGCAATTAAATAATGGCATTTGAAAAAAAAGTATCAATAGCAATCATTGGTAAAACTGATGATTTTGTTAAATCTTTAACCAAAGGTCAAAAAGCATTAAGTGGTTTTGGTAATGTTGCAGGTGCTATTGGTAAAGCAACCGTTGCAGGATTAGGTCTTGTAACTGCTGCTGCTGTAACTGTTGGTAAAGATATGGTTGAATTGGCTTCTAATGCAAAAGAAGCTGAAGCAGCTTTTGAAGCAACATTTGGTCAAGCAATACCTGAATTTGGTAACTTTATTGAAGATTTTTCTGCTAAAGCTGGTTTAGCAACATTTGAATTAAAAGACTTACTTAAAACTTCTGGATCAGTTCTACAAGGTATTGATTTTACAGCTGAAGCGTCAGCAAACTTATCACAACAATTAGCAACTGTAGCTGGGGACGTAGCTGCGTTTAACAACGTTCAAGGTGGTACGCAACCAGTATTAGAAGCATTTACTAAAGCACTATTAGGCGAAAGGGAAAGTCTTAAAACCTATGGTATAGCTATATCAGAAGCAGAAGTACAAACTAAAGCGTTTGAAATGACTGGTAAAAGTAGTGCTGCTGAATTAACCAGACAAGAAAAAGCATTAGCAACTTATGAATTATTAGTTAAAAAATCAGCAACAACACAAGGTTACTTAAATGCTGAACAAGATAGTTTCGCAACTAAATCTAAACAAGCACAAGCAAAAATTAAAGAATTACAAGCAACATTAGGTGCAGAATTATTACCAATAGTTGAACAGTTGTTACCAGTTATTATTGATATGGTTCAAGAAGTTGGGCCGCATTTAACTGAAGCAATTAAAACAGTTGCACCGTTTGTTGCTTCAATAGGACAATTATTTGCTGATTTAGCACCACCAATAATTGCAATCATTACATTACTTTTAAATTTATTAGCACCAGCATTTAAAAAGTTTACAGAAATAGTTAATAAATATATTGCACCATTTTTAACGAACCTACCAAAGAATTTTGAAAATATGATTAATCGTATAATTCGTGCATTAAATACATTTATTGAAAAAATCAATGGGTTTGCACAAAAAGCACAAAACTTATTAGGCAAGATTGGTATAAATATAGATTTACCTAAATTAAATAAATTTGGCGAAGTATCGTTTGGTTTAGCTAATGAAAAAGTTAAATCAGTTGTATCACAAGAAACAATAGATCCAGCTGCAACAATATCAGCATTAGCAGCAAGTCAGCAACAAGCAGCAGCGTCATTAAATAAAACAGTTGGTGCTGGTTTAACAGTAAACTTTAATGGAACAGTAACTAATCCACAACAAGCTAAAGATGTTGTCATTCAAGGATTAAAAGAATTTAATCGTACAGAGGGTGCGTTAAATAGAGTTATAACAATACAATAATGGCAGCACCAGTAGTACGTGTTCGCATAGGTTTTACGCAAAACACATTTACACTTGATGACTTAGTTCGTGGTGTTTTAGATAGTGCTGAATTAGGTGGTGCAACACCATTAACTGATGTTACAAGTGATGTACAAAGCATAAGTATTAATCGTGGTAGATCAAGGGACACAGATAGCTTTTTTGCAGGTTCGTGTTCAGTACGATTATTAAATAATGCACGTAAATATGAAAACACCAATACATCAAGTCCATATTATCCTGGTATTGAACCATTAATTACATTACACGTGGACGCAACAACTAATGGTGGATCAACGTATGAAGATTTATATGTGGGTTTCGTTACAGATATAAACCTTAATTATCCTGATAAAAATAACTCTTTTGCTGATTTTATAGCTAATGATGGTTTTATGAAGATTGCTAATACACAACTTATAGACGCTTCATTTAGCAGTACAGATAGTGGTACTTTAATTGGCAACGTCTTAGATAACGCAAATGTTAAATTTGGTGCTGGTAGAAGTATTGAAACTGGTATAAGCACAATGCAATCATTAAGTGGTTTAAGTGAAAATACATTATCAGTTTTACAAAATATTGAACGTTCTGAAAATGGTTTATTATTTATTGCTAAAAATGGCCAATTAACGTTTAAATCAAGGCATACAACGTTCCCAAGCACACCAGACGCTACATTTAGTGATGATGGTTCAGATGTACCTTATTTGCGTGTAGATTATATAAATGATGACAATGAAATTTATAATATTATTTCATTAGAACGTTTAAGTGGTACAACACAAACAGTACAAGACGTTGCTTCACAAGGTAAATATCTAATTAGAACATTAAGCAGATCAGGATTGTATAACAATAGTGATAGTGATGTTTTAGACGCAGCAAACTTTTTACTTGGTAAATATAGTTCAGCTTTAATACGTTTTGATAATTTAATTGTTGATCTAACAGAAGCAACTACAGGTAATCAAAATACAATATTAAGTCGTGAAGTTGGGGACGTAATACAAGTAGAATTAACACCACCTGGTGGTGGTAGTCCAGCACAAATAACGTCTTTAGAAGTTATTGATAGTATAAGTTATAACATTACACCTGATATATTTAGCTGTTCATATAAGCTATCTAACGCAGATGTACAAGCATTTTTACGTTTAGATAACGCTTTATTTGGTCAATTAGATGATGATAAGTTAGGTTATTAATGACACATACAATTAAAATAAACAAGAAAGGGATAAACTAAAAATATGGCAAACGGATTTAAAGTTTTTGCAGTTGGCGAAGTCTTAACAGCAGCAGATGTAAATGATTACTTAATGGAACAATCCATATCAATATTTGCAGATAGTACAGCAAGGGACGCACAAATAACAAGTCCAATAGAGGGTATGTTTTGTTATTTAGCAGATACCAACGAATTACAATTTTACAATGGATCAGCGTGGGCAGGTTATATTGGCGATGGCGATATAACTGGTGTTACAGCAGGAACAAACCTTAGTGGTGGTGGAACTTCAGGTGATGTTACACTTAACTTATCAATAGATAGTGAAGTAGCTTTTGCAGATCAAGTAGCAAGTGCCGTAGTATTAAAAGATTATGCAGAAACAGATGTAGCAGTAACAAGTTCAAGTGGTGTTGTAGCAATAGATTTAGCCAATGGCAACACAGGAACAATTACTTTAACTGAAAATATTACAGATATAGATTTTACTAATGTTCCTGCTAATGGAGTTTCAACTTTTACTTTACAAATTACACAAGATAGCACAGCAAGAACAGTTGCAATTAATGCAGTAACAGTAAATGGTGGTGGAGATGTAACTGCAAAAACAGCAGGTGGTGCAGGTTTTACAATGAGTACAGGTAGTGGTGCAATAGACTTAGTGACATTTTTATTTGTAGATGCAGGAACACCATTACTTAATGCACTACAAAATTTTAGTTAGGAGTTAGCTTATGCCATTAGGTGCAGCAAGATTTGGACTTCTTGGTGGAGTTGCAGATTTAGGCAAATTAGAATTAATTGAAACTCAAACTGCAAGTGGAACTGTAGAATTTATTGAATTTCTTGATTTACAAGAAAGTACATATAATGTTCATTTATTAACTGTTAATAATTTACATTTAGCAAATAACAGTAGCTTGGTGCTAAGTCGGTTCTCAACTAATGGTGGAACTAGTTATATCAATACAGGTTATCAATATGCACAACAAAGGTGTCAAGCAAATGGAAGTTTTGCAGAAGATAAATCAGCAGGAACAAGTAGTTTGCAATTTGTATATTTTGCAGGAAATGGAACAGGGGAAACTTGTAACTTTTATGCTTACTTATATAACTTAGGGGACAACACAAAATATAGTTTTGTAACAATGCACAATAATTATATGATAAGTGGTGTTCAAATTAGTTCTTTTGGAAGTGGAGTTTTAGCACAAGCAAATACAGTTAATGCTTTTAGGTTGCAATCAAATGTAACTGACAACTTTACAGATTATGACATATCCCTATATGGAATTGCAGAGAGTTAGATTATGGCAGGTAATTTAGAATTTATAAAATCTGTTAGTGGAACTTCTGTTACTTCATTAACAGTAACAGATTGTTTTAGTGCTGATTATGATGTGTATTATGTATCAATTACTAAAATTGACCAATCAGCAACAGGAACAGGTATAGTTTATAGATTTTTAGACAGTTCTAATACTGCTATAACAAGTGCAAGTTATGACCAAGCAACTTTAGTTATGAAATCAAATACAACTTTTTCTGAAAGTAGAGGAACAAATGCAACTTATGGATTTGGTGCAGTAGGTTATGGAATTAGAGATGCAGAGGATGGAGTAGGTGCAAGTATTTATGTTTATAATCCTTATGACAGTTCCTCTTATAGTTTTGTTTCTGCACAAAATAGTTTTATTGTTCTTGCAGGAACAACTTTAGAGGGATATAAAAATATAAGTGTTTTAAAATCTGCACAACAATGTAATGGTATTCAATTTTTAAATGAAGCAGGAAGTTTTGACAATATCACAGTTAATGTATATGGATTGGCTAGTAATTAGGAGTAATAATGGCAGGTAGCTTAATAAAGGTTGATGAATTTACAATATCAAGTCCAGTAGCAAGTGTAATTCTTGGTGGTGGAAGTAGTGGTAGTAGTGGATTAAATGCTTCTATTGATAGCACTTATGATGTGTATATGGTTAAGATAAATGGTTTATCTCCTGATACTGCTGAAAATTTAGAGTGTAGAGTTACAGAGGGTGGAAATGATAACTCAACTGCTAATTATGATTGGGCAGCTAAAGGTTTAAAAACAAGTGGTGCTTTTGATAATAACAATAATACTAATGCTACACAATGGGATGTGTCAGGTAGCTTTATAAATGCAACAACAGGAAATTTTAATGCAATTATATACATTTTTAATGCAAATAATTCAGGGGAATACACATTTATTACTTTTGAAACTTCACATTATTCAGGTAGTGAGCATTATGGAAATCAGGGTGGTGGTGTATTTACAAGCACTTCTAGTGTTGATGGATTATTTTTTCAAATTGATAGTGCAAATAATATTGATAGTGGAACATTCACTTTATATGCTTTAAAGAAGTAAGTATAAGAAATATATAGTAAGATAGGAGAGATATGGCAACATTAGAAGAACTACAAGTAGAGGCAGCAGCAGAGATTGAAGCTGCTAAACCTCTATTTAAGCAAGTAAACAATGAACGCTTAGAGTTTAGTCAAGCTGATTATGACCAAGCTATTGTAGATCTAGCTAACTCAAAATGGCAAGATCAACAATTTGGTTATATACAAGCTAGACAAGAGGCTTATGGATCAATCGCTGAACAGCTTGATATGATGTATTGGGACGGTGTAAATGGTACAACAACCTGGTCAAATCATATTGCACAAGTCAAAGCTGATAATCCAAAACCAGCTTAATAATTGACCGAACTTCAAAAATTACGTGAATTAGCACTTGAACGTGCTAATTTTCGTTGCGAGTGGCCAGAGTGTAATAACACAAATTACAAATTAGAAATGGCACATATTCTAGGTATTGGTATGGGTGGTCGCAATAAAACAGAAAAATTTGATTTAAACAATGTTGCTATGTTATGTAAATTGCACCACGATATTTATGATGGTAGAACAATATCATTGGCAAAAAAAGAGTATCGCATACTGTTAAAATCGTATTTAGATTATGAGCGACAACAATAACTACACGCAGAAAGAGATGACAACAAAAATAATGCTAGATATTGAAAAGATTTTTAACAAACTTGATGAACTACAAAAAGATATAAATACTAGACCAACACGTGCAGAAATATACGGTTGGATTATTGCCGGGATTTCAATAGCCACACTTTTAAACGTTTTAATGTAATGAAAATAGATTTAAAACAGCTTACACCGATATTAATTACAGCTTTGTTAGGCGTAATAGGTTGGTTATTTAATACCATAGAAGAACTACAGATTGCACATAGTTCAATGATGGAACAATTACGCATATTAGAAAAAGATTTAGATATGCAAGAAAGTCTATTTAGTGAACTATTGTTTAAAATAAGTGGTTAAATAATGGATTATATTATTGGATTTTTATTAGGTTTTTTTTTAAAAGATATTGGTAACTTTGTTAAAAGAATAAGTCAAAACGATTGGGAAAACCGTAACTATTACGATAATTCATATAAATGGATTGATCTAAGCGATGACGATGACTTTTACAATGACTGATATATTTGTAGCTGATTGCGATAAATGTTTACAACCTTATTGGAACGAACAAAACAATAGTGTTTGCAGTAAGTGTGAAAATTTACAAAAATACGACACATAAATAAAAAAACTGATATATAATTATCTTATGACGTACAAAACAAAAGGAGTTAAAAATATGTCAAAAATTATAATAAAAGAAGAACACGGTTCAGCATACACAATAAATGAAAATAACGAATTTATAGGTTATCCGTTAAATAAAGATGGAACTATTGATAAATATTGTGAATTTTTTGTTGATTATTCTTTTTTAGAACAACACGAAATTGATAGTTTAGAAAAAGTAAGATTAGAATTAATTAATAAATAGTACCTACACAACTAGTACATTAAACCCACTTTAATTAGTGGGTTTTTTGTTTTAAAAACTGTTTAATGTCGTAATTATGTAGTAAACTTAAATTAAACAACTAGGGCTTTATGGTTAAAGATTTTGACGCATTTATTAGCGAAAAGGCAAATGAATTGCCAAATAGACGCTATGAACAACGCTATCCACATCACGTTAAGTTAATAATAAAATTACTTAGTATATGCCACGAAAAAAAGAAAACTACAATAAACCATTATTTGTATAGTTATAGATCAATCGCTGAATATATGTATGATGTTTTAGAACATAGAGAAGTTACTAAAGATGGTTTGCGTAAAGCAGTAGCACGTATAGCAAAGGAACAAAAACTTGAACTTTAATGAATTTTTAGAAGTTAAACAACAACAGAAAAAACCAGCTGAAGATTGGCCAAAAGGTTTTAAACCTGGTGTTGAGTGGAACGGTAAAAAAGGCGAAATAGTTACAAAAGGTTTATTAGATAAAGGCGACTTAAATTGGGACGATTGGATTGATTATTGGATTGGTAAAGGTGCAAGTAAAACGTTTTATGTTAAAAAAGACGAACCAATAAATTTTAGAGTATGGGACGGACACGGAACAGATGGAGTGCAAAAGTTTTATTATTTCAAAACAAATCTTTATAGTCGTGAAAACAGTACACCTGATGAAGATATAAAAGTATTAGCTAATAAGATTTCAAAAATAAAACCTAATCAAAAACCAAAAGTTAAAGTACACGAAAGCTGTTTGGTTATAAGTTTAGCTGATTGGCAAATAGGTAAAAAAAATACAGAACAATCAGTAGCACAATATTTTGAAAGCATTTATGCAATTAAAGATGATTTAAAAAACTTACGTAAAAAATACACAATAGAAAAACTTGTTTTATGTGGTTTAGGCGATCTAGTTGAAAACTGTAGCAATAATTTTTACCCAATGGGATTATACGAACAAGAGTTTGATAATAGACAACAAATGCGTATAGCTAGGCGTATGCTAACTAAAACAATAGAAATACTTACACCATTATTTACTGATGTAATTGTTATGGCAACAATGGGTAATCACGGCGAACGTAGGCAAAATGGTAAAGCATACACAAGTTTTGGCGATAATATGGACGCTGAATTATTTGATAGCGTACAAGAAATATTTAGTAAATCAGAAGCGTTTAAACATATCAAATGGTACATACCTGATAATTATTTAACTACTAGCGTTCAGGTTTTACCAAATACAGTTTTATCAATAGCACACGGTCATCAATGCCGTGGTGGTGGTAATGCACAACAAAAGGTAGTTAATTGGTTTACAAAGATGAGTTCAAACAAAACTAAAAGTGAAATGTATGATACAGATGTTTTGTTAGTAGGTCATTTTCATCATCATTTTAGCGTTGAAGTAGATCATAGGCTTGTTTTATGTTCAACAGCTTATGATTTATCAGGACAACAATGGTTTAGTGAACAGGGTGGTGGATCAGCATTACACGGTGTTACTGCATTTTTAATGCACAACAAAGTTGGTCGTAAATGGTCAGATATTAATATATATTGATATGAAGATAATTAGCAGAGAATTGTGGGGTGCAAACCCACCTAAAACAAAATTTAGTAAATTAGGCGAAGTTAAAGGTTTAGTTATTCATTGGTCAGCTTATCCAAAAGCATTAACCGTTAATGAAGAAATGGCACAAGTTAAACAAATACAAGCATTACACCAAAACGATAGAAATTGGAACGATATTGCTTATAACTTTTGTGTTGGCGATAGTGGTAATTTATATGAAGCTAGGGGTATGGATAATAGAAGTGCTGCACAAGGTGGCAACAGCAGGTCAGAAATAAATTACAATAATAAACATTATTACGCAGTTTGTTGGCTTGGTGGATCTAATCCTAATGACCAACCTAGCAAAGAAGCTGTACTTGCTGTAAAAGAACTATGGAAAGAAGTTGGTGGCGAATTAAGACCACATAGTAGTTTTAAACAAACTGATTGTCCAGGTAATGCGTGGCGTAAATGGATTGAAGCACGTTTAACTTATGAACCAAAAGAAATGAAAGCTAATACAACTGTACAAGAAGTAACTAGAACATTATCAATTAGAAAAGGCGATAGTGGTACACAAGTTGAAGAAATACAAATAATGTTAAATATGATTAATAAAGTACAGCTTACAATAGATGGCGATTTTGGAAGTAAAACTTTAGCAGCTGTTGTTAGTTTTCAAAAAAAATATAAATTAAAACCTGATGGCATTGTAGGAAATATGACTTATGCAAAGTTAGTTGAAGTAAATAGGGCTAAAATGAATAAAGGAAAGGGAAAATATAAAATTGAGTAAACAAAATAAAGTTTTTAAAGAGTGGGCAATAAAAGTTAGTATTAGAACTTTTCGTACATTTCTTCAAGCATTTTTAGGAATTTTAATTGCTTCTGGTGCAGATATGATACAAATTGATGTTTTGCAAAACGCATTGATTTCTGGTATGGTTGCTGGTGTAACAGCGTTGCAAAATGGTTTAGAGGAGTGGACACCAAAAAACAAAGGATAATTATTTAACCAACCCAATCGCAGCTAATAAAGAAAAAGACCGACTTGTGTAAGTCGGTCTTTTCTTATATACGTACAAACAAAATGGAGTGTTCGTTTGATGTTTTAATATTAACAGACTTTTTTTTATAAATACTTCACATTGTTAAAAATTTCTATATAATAAAAACAGTTACAAAAGGAGTGTAATAAATGGAAAACAATATAAGCATAATCTACATTACATTAGGTCTATTGTTTGTTTTAACAATAGGTGGATCAATACTTGCTGAATTAGCTGTATGGATTGGGAAAATATTAGGTTATGATTTTGATGACAAAAACGTTGATTTTTTACAACGTTTGGAAAATGGCGAAACATTAGACGCAGAAAATATGTTTAGTAATGAGTGAAGATTATAAACAATATGTTGGCGTTGATAATCGCAAAATAAAAGTAATAACAAAACCGTGCATTATGTGTGGCAATACAGGTGCTGTTGAAGTTTATAGAGCAGATTATATAGCTTGGACTAACGGCACATTAATTCAAGATGTAATGCCATATCTTACTAGATCACAATCAGAACAAATGATTAATGGAACGCACCAAAAATGTTCTATGGAATTATATGGTCAATTAGATTGTGAACATAATTTTATTGAAGATACAATAAGCAAAACTAATGTACGTTGTTGTGAAAAATGCGAACTATGGGAAGATGATCAATTAAAGGAAGATAATGGAAAAATTTGAAGTTTTTTTAATTGGCAAAAAATCAACATTTGCTACAAGCGAAGATGAAGCAATAAAAAATGTTGAAGATGAATTAAAAATGGTACACACCAATTTTAATATAGAAATATCAGGTATAAAGAAAGTAGAGGAATAAATTATGGCGTTAAGCGATAAGGAACAATTAATGATAATGAAGCAAGTTGCATTAAAAGCTGGTGTTGATTTTATGAAAGAACGTGTAAACATACCAGCTGATGTTGCAGAACAGCTTGATGAAACAAAAAAGGTTGCAAATACTTTTTTTGAGTGGTTGCAAAAAGATACAGGTATTAGCGAAAATGATGTACCAAGTGTTGTAGAACCTGAACCAGGTAGAGAAGTTAAATATAAATACAGTAACGTAAAAGTTGGCGATAAACCAACATTTGAACCTAAGTGTCCACAATGTGGTTCTAAAGTGTGGGATAACCGTAAAACTGCTACAGGTAAACAACCATTATGGAAATGTGGCAATAAAGATGGTTGCGATACAGGTAAAGGTTTTGCGTGGGCTAGTTGGGACGCAAATGAATTTGTTAATGCTGAAATGCAATTTAACAAAAGCAATAAAGCAGAAGTCGTTAATCTTGACGAAATGATTAATGAAGCAGATGACGATTTACCGTTTTAATGACCATATTAGAAAACGTTAAACAGATATTACGGCACATAACTACGTTAGATCAACTTAACGAAGTTAAAAAAATGGTTGCATTAGTAGAAATGGAGTTAAAACAAAATGCAAAAAGATGAATTTATATATTGGACTAATTGGCTAAAAATACGTTGGCCAAATGCTAAATTAAACGAATTTGAAATTAAATCATTATTTGATGATTTTAAAATTTATGATGATGAAGTGTTTGGTAAAGTATTGCTTGATTATTTTGAAAGTGGTAATGAATTTTTAGATTGGTCAAAAATAAAGAAATTATGTAAAGAATTTCAAATACAATCTTATAGGGATAAATCACAATTATTAAGTGAACAAAAGCAATTAGAAAGTAAAAAAGCTGATCCACCAAGTAGTTTACAATCTTACTTAAAAATGCTTGGTTATAAAACATTTGCTGAAGCAGTATTTTATAAAACACAAGATTTGTATAAATTTGGTGGATTAAGAGATTGGCAGCGTGAAATATTTAAACCATACGTTGGTTTAACATACCAGGTTGCTACAGAAAAGGGTTGGCGTTATGGACTTGGAATTGAATTAAATGACAGAAGAAATTGATTTTATTGGTAGCGAATACGAATTTACATTTACAATAGTGCCACATTGGTTGTTAGAAGTGTTAAAACCACTTGAACTAGCAACCTACGTAGCATTAGGTCAATATGCAGATAATAAAACCAAAGAGTGTTGGCCAAGTGTATCTAAATTAGCTGAAGATATTGGTAGATCTAGGCAAAGCACCATAAAAGCACTACAAGGACTAGAGGATAAAGGCGTTATTGAAGTAAAACAACGTTTTAAAGATAAAGGCGAACAAACAAGCAATCTTTATATCCTTAAATTAACTAGGGGGGTGTCAAGAAAACTTGACAGGGGGTGTAAAGAAAACGTTACAGGTAGGGGTATAGAAAACTTTACACGAACTATATCCAATATAACTATATCCAATGAACTATATTTTGACACCTACGACAAAGAAAAACAAAAAGAATATGTTGATTTGCTGGTAGATGTATTTAATTTAACTAACATAACCAAAAATAAATGGGGACAGCTTTACAATACGGCTAAACAGCTATTTGAAGCAGGTGTTTATCCTAATCAAATACCGTTGTTGGTCAAAAATTGCGTATTAACCTATGGCGAAAAATACACCACAGTAAACAGCATTTTAAATCATACAGAATTACTTAATGGCGTAAAAAATAAATCAGCAGATGATATTAAAAAGCTAATTGATCAGAAAGCATTACAAGATTGGGCAAATGATAACTAAGTGCATATTACTGTACGCATTAATAATTAATAATTTTGCTATTGGCGTAACACCAACAGTTAATGATTTAGAACAACTAAAAGATTGCGATAACTACATACCTGGTAGTTGCTATCAATACGCAACATTACTTGTAGAACATTTTGAAGTAGAAGATATTGAAACAGCAGTAAAAGTAATGTGGTGCGAAAGCAGAAATGACGCTACAGCGTATCGTTGGCAAGATCAAGATAGTTCATTATTTCAAATAATACCTAGAACTTGGGGTTGGGTAAAAGAACACCACGATATACCTTATTGGGATTATCCTATTGGCAATACCTACGCACAGTTTATACCAGCTTATAATATTGAAGTAGCAGGATTATTAGTAGCTGATATGCACAGTAGGGGTAATTATTGGCAACCTTGGGACGCTAGTAAAGATTGTTGGGAAGATACAGACAAATGGATTGCAAAGTGGAAAAATGAATAACGTAATGTCGCAACTATAAAGTAAAATAATAACAAAAGGAGTGAAATGAAAAATAAAACAAAAGAACCTACATTAGTAACTATTGAAAAAGATTGGTCATATAAAAAAAAGAAATTTTTTGAATTAGAAAATCTAATTAGACAATCTGAAGCAGTTGAAGAAAATTTAATTACTGTATTACAACAAAATAGAAAAGTAATGCAATCATTAAATGCACAACGTTTAGAGTTTATACCAATATCTTTAGAACCAACCGATCTAATACAAGAACGAATAATTAAATTACCTGGTATTAAAAAAGAAGATCATTGGGTTTAAATGAATTACAACAAAAAGTTTGATATACAGCTTAAACAAGGCGAAAAGCTAGAAGAACAATTAGCACAATTCTTTACTGGATCAAACATTGAAGTTAAATCAGAACGTCATATATGGGAACAAACAGGCAATCTATTTATTGAATATGAATATAAAGGCCAACCTAGTGGTATAGCAATAACAACAGCTGATTATTGGGCATTATGTTTAGTACGTAATGAACAACTGCTACAGATGTATATATTGCCAACTGAAACGCTTAAACGCATAACTAGGCCATATTTTAAAACAGAACGTGATGTAATTGGTGGCGATAATAATAATTCTAAAGGCATAATTGTACCAATAAATCAAATTGCACACGGCTATAAGTATTAATAATGCCAAAAATAATGTAACAAATACATTAATACTATAATTCAATGAATAAACTAAAGGATATGTGCGATATGAACGCAGGTTATAATGACGTAAAAGAACTTGTAATGAACGTTATGGGTTTAAGTGATTGGTTGCAAGATAAAGAACCAGTAGAACCTGATTTTAAAAATGATAGTTGTGGTGGTATGAACTTTACAATTAACTGGTTAGATAATACTAAATCACGTTACTGCATACGCTTAAATGCAGACAACACATACGATATGCAAATATTTCAGTATCAAAACTATAAACAGCTTGGGTTGGCAATAGAACGATCTTTACCACGTGAAAGTATTTTGATGTTATTAAGCACAACATACCAAGAAATTACATCACAATCTAATCAAGTGCTTGAAAGTTTAAAATTTGATTTAAGTAAAGAAACACAAGAAATTTTAAAAAACGAAACATAAAATTTTTTTTATGCTATACTGATTATAACGTACAAAACAAGAAAGGAGTTCACAATGAGTAGCGAACCAATACAATGGGCAGAAGTTACTGCATTACAAAATTCTAATGAAATTTGTGAAAATTGTAATAATACAGCTATAAAAGAATATGCGTTTGATGACAGCGTATTTTATTATTGTGTAGAACACTAATATTTTAAATACTGTATCTATGTAAACGGAACTTGTATTTAATAGTAAAACCCCACAAACAGTGTGGGGTTTGCTATTGTTATTGTATGACGTGGCAAAACAGGGCGTTGTGCAAAGATATGCCAACACAATTATTCTTTCCTGGTACTGATGAACGTACTGATAAGCAATATTGGGAAACGCATAGTATATGCCGTGATTGTCCAGTAAATTTACAATGCTTATTATTTGCACTAGATGAAGATTTAGAATATGGATTATATTGCTTACCTGAACGTGTAAGACGTAGATTTAAAACAAAACCACCAGCTGATATTAAAAAAACAATGCAAGAAACATTTACCACAATAGATATTATTGAAGCTGAATTTGATTATCACGGTAAGCTAATTAAAAAACGTTGCTTACGTTGTAATCGTAAAACACGTGGCTTTTATAAAGATTATGAAAATTGGGGTGGCAAAAGTCATATATGCGTTAGTTGTCATATAGAAATACAAAATAACAAGCAAGTAGATAAATTACTTGATCGTGAAAAACCTAGCAAATCAAGACCAGAGTTTGATAGCTATGGACAGTTGGTAAGTAAATGTTGCACTAAATGTGGCAAAAGAAAGATAGCTGATGAATTTAGTAAAAGACCACAAGGCATTGGTGGTAAAACAAGTTGGTGTAAAGCGTGTACAAGAAAAAATTTAGAATTATGGCAACAAAAACAAAATAAAAAGGTAAAGTAGATAAAAAGGAGTGTTATGGATTTACCAAATAAAAAATACAAGATTATATACGCAGATCCACCGTGGTCTTATGGTGCTTGGTCAGATAAAAGTAGTGGAAATGGTTTAGCTGCTAAACATTACAAAACAATGACCAATCAAGATATTTGCGAACTTAAAGTAGAAAATTTAGCAGAAAAAGATTGTGTATTATTTATGTGGGTTACTTATCCACATTTACAAACAGGTTTAGATGTTATCAATGCGTGGGGATTTACATTTAAAACAGTCGCATTTACTTGGATTAAAAGACATAAAAATAACGAGTACTGCAAAGGTTTAGGATATTGGACTAGGTCTAATGCTGAAATATGTTTATTAGCAATAAAAGGATCACCTAATAAATACGTTATTGACAGATCTGTAAGTCAAATAATAGATACTGTAAGAGAAAAACATAGTAAAAAACCTGATGTTGTACGTGAACGCATAGTACAACTGTTAGGCGATTTACCACGTATAGAATTGTTTGCTAGACAAACAGCAGACGGTTGGGATAGTTGGGGTAATGAAGTTAATTAATAAAGACTTTAAAGAAGCTAATTGGCCAAAAGAAATACAAACTTTAATAGTTGATCCACCATACAATATAGGATTTAATTATAAAGGTGGTTATAAAGATAATTTAAAAAAACACGAATATGAAACATTAATATATGAAATGCTGTTAAAAAGTTATGAAAATATAAAAGATAATGGATCATTATTTATAATTAATTATCCTGAAATAATTGCTAATTTATTTATAACAATAGAACATACACAATGGCAATTTCATCAATGGATTAATTGGGTATATCCAGCAAATATAGGCTTTAGTAATCAAAAGTTTACACGTGCAAGTAGGTGTATATTGTGGCTTACAAAAGGAAATCCAAAAGTATATATAGATCGTGTTACACAACCTTATAAAAATCCTAATGATAAGCGTATTAAACAACATATAGCTAATGGTCGTAATGGGACACATCTTTACGATTGGTGGGAAGTTAATTTAGTAAAAAACGTAAGCAAACAAAAAAACAATTATACAAATCAAATACCAGAAGAAATACTTAAACGTTTAATACTTACTACTACTGATGAACAAGATTTAGTAGCAGATCCTATGTGTGGTACAGGCAGTACGCTAATTACTGCTAGTAAACTAAATAGAAATGGTTGGGGTTGTGATATTAACAGCGACTTAAAAGAACTATGGGATAGTTATACATATTAATGCAAACATACCAAAGACCGTGTTTAAAGTGTCGTAGGTTATTTACACCAGATAATAACAGTAGAAGTTATTGTGCAGAACACATACCAATAATAAAACCTAAAAAGTATTATAAAAAAGGTAAAAGTGCTTATGATGACGCAGAATATAGACGCAATCGTAAATTAATTAGACAACAACAAAAGTACTGCGTATGGTGTGGGACAGCTGGAACAAGTCAAAATAAACTACAAGTAGATCATATCCTACCTATAAGCCGTGGTGGTTCACATCATATAAGTAATTTGCGTATATTGTGTCAGAATTGCCATAAAAAGCGTCAAGGAGTGGCACATAGGTAAATATGCCATAAATAGCTAGAAATGTCTAAAAACCCCATAAATAAGGCGTTTAGAGGGTATAAGGGGGGATAGTTTTTTTCTGGGTAAAGGGTCTACCAC